TGTAAATGAAGATCATTGTTGGGTTGATTATACAATTGAAACTATAGCAATTGGTGATAGTGAATTTGATGTTATAGACTCCGATGTTGCAATAATTGAAAAGGTTTATGATAAAACTTTTGGCACCGATAAAGAAAACGTATCTGTTGCAACTGAGAGATATAATAAAAACAAATACCCAATTGGTGGATTTGCACCTGGGTTTTACACCAATAGATGCATTACTTGTCAAAAGTATTTTGTTGGCGATAAGAAAGCGGTTCAGTGTGAAATTTGTGCATTGGAAAGTGAAATGAATCAATAATTTTATTATCTTTGTCTTATGATTCAGGACAAACTAAAAAACATACCACAAAATCCAGGTTGCTACCTTTTCAAAAATGACAAGGACCAGATCATTTATGTTGGTATGTCAAAGTTTTTACCTAAAAGGGTCTCATCCTATTTCCAAAAAAATCATACAGATCAAAAAACAAAAACACTCGTTGAGAGTATCCGGGACGTTGAGTTTGTTATTACCTCATCCGAACAAGAGGCAATTATCACAGAGGAAGAACTTATCAAACTTTACAAACCAAAATTCAACATCAAAGGTAAAGACGACAAAACAAGAAAGTGGTCCCTTTGCTTTACTGATGAACCATTCCCAAAACTTGAAATTGTAAGAGAAAAAACTGATGATCGGGTAAGTCTTGATTTTACTTCCGGAATGTTGTGTCGTGAGGTTTATAATCTTATTCACGATGTGTTTGAACTTCGTAGTTGTTCTTACGATCTATCGGATGAGAATATTGAGAAAGGTAAATTCAAACCTTGTTTGGAGTATCATCTGGGTAGATGTCAGGCACCTTGTATTGGTCTGCAAAGTAAAATACTTTTTACAAAAACCATTAAAAATGTAAAAAGTATTTTACAATTGGATTTCAAACCGGTCATATCGGAACTCAAAAAAGAAATGAAATATTATTCATCAAATTTGGAATTTGAAAAAGCACAAGACGTATTATCAAAACTTGCAATTCTTGAAACTCTTGACAATAAATTAACTCCGGTAAAAATACAAAAGTACAACAAGAAAGCATTTGAGATCAAGAACATCTTGGGTCTTAAAAATATGCCAATTTCTATTGAAGCTTTTGACAATTCTCACAACCAGGGTGATTCAAATGTCGCAGCTTCTGTAAGATTTGTGAATGAAAATCGGATTAAATCCGATTATCGTAAGTATATTATACAATCTTTTGAGGGTGTTGATGATTATGCATCATTTGATGAGGTGCTTAATCGCCGGTTTAAAAGACTTATTAATGAGAAACAACAACTACCAAACCTTGTCATTATTGATGGTGGTAAAGGTCAGTTAAATGTTGCCAGAAGAGTATTTGAAAGTCTTAATCTTATTGGTGTTGTTGATCTTATCTCAATATCAAAAGATTCAAATCACAAATCATCAACAATCCATCTTTTGGATGGTAGTGAGGTCTCAATCCTTGAAAATAAAAACTTCTCACTTTTGGCAAAGATCCAGGATGAGGTACATAGATTTGCAATAAAATTTCACAGAGAAAAACAATCAAAGAAGTTGTTTTTATAAACAATATAAATTATATTTTAAAATATGGAAAAAGTAATAGAAGTAAATTTGGGTGTTGGTATGAACCAATTGTTCCCGGAAACAACAAAAATCGTAATTGAAGTTGACGATGTTGAGGAAGTTGTTGATGTATATCCGATAAATGATCAGGATAATAACAAAGAAAAATAAAAATGAAAACAATTCTCTTTTTATTATCTTTGTTCTTAATTACTGGTTGTCGTACAACATATGTTGAGATTTACTATGTTGAAAAATATCCGGTACATTGGCAAGATACAATCTTCTATAAAGAAGATCACTGGCATATCCAGGACAAAGATAGGAGTTGGTTTTGTTTAGAGATTGAGCCTGACACGATAGCATTAGATATTAAAGACACAATCTGTGTACCAGTATATAAAGGAACATATAAAAAAGTAAAATGAGATTAGGTAAATTTTTTGAGGGATATAAACATAAAGGTGTGTTTTGGTTTAGGATCTTTGGTTATGGATTAGCGTTTGATAATAAACTTCGTTTCAGTCAAAGATATGGACACACAAAATACTACAAATTTTTTGGAAAAATTATAACACCTCTAAAACCATATAAACGATGGACAGACAACAAATGAATGAATATTTAGAATCTATTGGTGGATTAAAAAATGGATTTTATAACGACAGACCACCAATTAAAAATGCTAATTTTTTTAGTGTTGATCAGGGTTGGTACCCTTTAATTAAAGATTTAATTGATGATCTTATTAAACTTGATTGGAATAAACAAGTATGTCAAGTTAAAGAAAAGTTCGGCGGACTTAGGTTTTATATTAATGAGGGTAGCGATCAGATCTTTAAAAGAATTACCCAAGCTGAAAACGATAGTTATACGATTTGTGAGGTAACCGGAAAACCTGGTAAATTACGAAATGATCTTGGGTGGCACACAACACTCTGTGATGAGGAATACGAAAAAAGAAAAAAAAGAAATGAAAAAAGAGGAGTTTAACAAAATTATTGATGAGGTTTATAAACACTATCAAGAAACACACCAGTATGAACCATTTATTCTACAAGAAGAAATGGATCTATCAAAAGAAGATTTTATTAAAAAAGCAACCAACAATTATGGATTTGGTCAATTATTTGGAATATCTTTAAATGAAAGAGAGTTGAGTTTTAATGAAAAGGTTAATTATGCTCGTTCTATATATGGTAAAGAAGACTGGTGGAGTATCAATGATGTTAGAGTTATTAAATTAATACAATCAAAGATAAGAGTAATCACATTGTCTTATAAAGGAGAAGAAATTGAAGTTTATGAATAAAGAACAACAAGAATTGGTGGATGAGGCGTATGATAATTACTTTGGTAACTTTTATAAACTACCAAATAAATTCAAATGGATGAAAGAAGTATTTTACTCAGATGGTAATTATATTCACCACGTTTACCTAATGGAAGAATTTATCAACAAATGTAAAACAGATCCGGAGTTCTCTGAAAAGTGGGGACTAAGCATCCAGGAACGAGAGTTGAGTTTAAAAGAAAGATATAATATAGCACTTCCCATTTGGAAAGAACAATATGGTCCTTTAGCTGATATGATGGTTCCAACTAATGTAGACAACACTCCTTTTAAAATACCAACCAAACTAATCACAGTAACATATAACGATAAAACAATAGAAAGTTATGATTTGGTTATTTAAGATTGATGAAGTGTTTTGGAATAATAAACCAAAAATTAATGAACACTATGTGTTTCCAAAAGTTGATGATATAGAATTTGATATAACTTTATATGATATATCACTTTATATGGCGACTGCTAATTATTTTTTACTGAATGATACAAATCCTGATGAAATATACTCCTTACAATATTCAGGAACAAATACTAATCCGAGTAGATTATTGGTAGGTAAAAATACTGATTATTATAATCTTGTGAGTAACTATTATATAGAAAAATCAAATAAAATAGAAAGTTATGAGTAAAGAACAACAAGAATTATTGGATGAGGCTTATGAGAATTATTGTAAGATAACACCTTCAGAACAAGTTATTGGTAGTGACTTAAATCCATTAAAAAATTCCATGACATGGAAAAGAAAAACAGACTATTCTAGTGGATATCCAATTTATGAAAGACTAACAAAAGAAGAGTTCATCAACAAAATCAAAACAGATGATGAGTTTTCTAAAAAGTGGGGACTAAGCATCCAGGAACGAGAGTTGAGTTTTAACCATAGATACAGATTAGGGGATTATCAACCTTACAACATAGAAGGTAAGGTTGAGTATGAGAAAGGATTAGACCACATCACTCAAGAACAATTTGAAAGATTTCATAATTTGGAGTTGGATAAATTAAACATCCCAACGAAGAAAATCACAATCTCATACAACGACAAAACAATTGAGAGTTATGAATAAAGAACAACAAGAACTGATAGATGTTGCACATAAGAATTATGTGGATCAAACGATGTTTACCTCAAACCCAACTTGGTTAAAACCAATACCTTGTATGGATATGTCAACCGGTGAAGAAAAAATTGGTGCTAGACAATATATGAAAGAAGAGTTCATCAATCAATGTAAAACAGATCCGGAGTTCTCTGAAAATTGGGGACTAACAATTGAAGAACGAGAGTTGAGTATAGACGAAAGGAATAAATGGTTTCAAATAAATTTGAATGGTAATAATCCATTAATGAAATCTGATTGGAAAGATTATGAATTAGACCAACAAAATATCCCAACCAAACTAATCACAATAATATACAACGATAAAACAATAGAAAGTTATGAATAAAGTATACCCAAAACCAGGAGAAATATGGAAACACTATAAAGGTGGTCAATATCAAATTGTGTGTATGTGCAATCACACTGAAACAAATGAAGAACTTGTAATTTATAAATCATTATCATTTGGAGGTCATCACGCTCGTCCATTTAGTGAATGGTATGATGTGGTTGGAAAAACAGAAACCAGTAAATTTCCAATATATAGATTTTTTCAATAATAAACATAGGATCCCTTGTTGCGGTCTTTGAGGATCTATATCCGATGTAAGTTCTGCTCTCACAACAGGTAGGCAAAGCCTGTTTTTAACACAAAAAGATGGGTTATACTATTAAACATACCGGTGAAGGTAATTTTGAAGCAACAATACACGAAACCGGGGAGATCAAGGAATGTGGTCCTAATATTAGAGGAATGATCAGGTATACATATTTTGAAGATTATTCATTACCACCAATTGGGTGGAAAGTAACACAAAAACAATTACTTGAAGATTATCAACCAAAGGTTATGAAAGATATTCTGGATGGTAAAATTAAACCAGGAAAACACGAATTTTAAATTAAAACAAAGATGAGTAACAATAAAACAAAATGGGAAGATATTAAATTTCCAAGAGTTAAAAATATACAAGCAAAAACACTTGCTGATAGTATTGAAGGAATACCAACAGAAAATATACCAAAACGTATGGAAGAAATGTATACGTCAGCATTTAAACACGCATTAGATACAATACATAAAGAACTAAATGAAATACGTGGTGTTGAAGGTAAAGAAGATAGAGTTAAATACCTTGAAGAACTTTTAGTGGTGTGGTCACAAAAAATAGAAAGTTATGAATAATTTAGATAAACAATACATCGTTGAAGGAATTACGATTGATAAAACAAAAGAAGGTTATAGAGTGTTTACCATACCAACACAACACTTTACAGTTGCCGATTTAGATGAATTAACCAACGAGCGATTTGAGTATGAAATTAAAAGACAACAGAAATATGAAAAAGATAGTTCTGAATTAATGAGATTATATTTGAGTGAAAATGAATAGTGCTGACAAATATTACATTCAAAATTTACAGAAAATTATGAAAGAAGGTTCTTGGGATGAAAATCCAAGACCAAAATACGAGGACGGAACACCAGCAAATTCAAAATTTATTACAGGGGTTTTTGAAGAGTATGATATATCAAAAGGGGAGTTTCCAATTCCAACATTAAGAAATACCGCAATTAAAACCGGAATTAAAGAAATCTTATGGATATACCAAAAACAAACATCATCACTTGATGTCGCTCGTGAAATGGGTATTAACTGGTGGGATGAATGGAATATTGGTGATGATACAATCGGACAAAGATATGGCGCAACAATCGGAAGATACAATCTAATTGATAGATTATTAGTGGGTTTAATTGATGATCCGTTTGGTAGAAGACATATCATAAATATGTTTCAGTATCACGATTTATTTGAAACAAAAGGATTATATCCTTGTGCATATGAAACATTATGGTCTGTTAGAAAGGTCGGTGGAGATAAAGTTTTGGATATGACTTTAATCCAAAGATCGTCAGATTATTTGATGGCGAATACTATAAATAAAGGACAATACCTTGCTTTACAAATGATGGTTGCAGGACATTGTGGTTATAAAGTCGGTAAGTTTTGTCATTTGGTTCAAAATTTACACATATACGATAGACATTTTGATTATGTATCTGAATTGTTGAAAAATGAAACAACAAACATTAGTCCATCATTCAGATTGAATGGTAATAAAAACTTTTATGAATACACACTTGATGATTTTGAGTTTTTTGATTTTGATAAATTAAAACCATTGAGTGGTAAGTTAGAACTTGCTATTTAATTTTTTTTTGGTGGGTACTTTAATTTTTCATCTTATCATAATATTTATAATAAATGGATATTATGATTGGTATTTACAAAATTATGAATAAAATTAATGGTGATAGTTATTATGGATCATCCATTAATATTGAAAAAAGATGGCACCGTCATATTGGTGATTTAAAAAATGGAAAGCATCACAACATCAAATTACAAAGGGCTTGGGTAAAATATGGTGAAGATAATTTTATTTTTGAAATTATTGAAGAATGTAATCAAAAAGACATATTAATTGTGGAGCAAAAATATTTGGACTTAAATCCAAAATATAATATTGGAATTAAATCTTCGGGTGGTGATAATATATCTAATAATCCTAAAAGAAAAGAAATTGTTAGACGTATTAGTGATGGTGTTAGATTAAGGTATTCTAAAATGAGTAAAGAAGAAATTGATAAAATTCATTCTAAACCTGGCGAAAGTAATCCTAATTGGAAAGGGGGTATTAGTAAAAAATATTGTAAGTGTGGTAAAGAAATAAACCCTTATAATAAAACTTGTATGATGTGTAATGATAAGACAGGACCTAATAATCCTTTTTTTGGTAAAAAACACACAGATGAAGTACTAAATTATCTTAGAGAAATTAATAAGGGTATTTGTCACCATAATAATAAACATAGGGTAATAATTGATGGGGTTGAATATGAGTCATACCAAGATGCATCAAAAAAATTAAATATTAATTTTAATACGATTAGATGGAGAGTATTGAGTAAGAACCCCAAATATAAAAATTATCAATTTAAAAACAAGGAAAACTTTACATATTCAGATGAAGAACAAAAAATAAGATTAAGTAATCCACAAAAAAATAAAAAAAGAAGTCACAACAAAACTTTTATTATTGATGATGTTGAGTATAGAACATTAAAAGATGCCAGTGAAATTTTAAACATCCATCCTATGACAATAAAAGGTAGATTAAAATCTCCAAAATTTGACAATTACAAATACAAAGATTAAAATTTAAGGTATGAAACAACTAACAACAGAACCGATTAACGAAACAAACCATAAAGTATTATTTGGTGAAAGACTTATTGGTTATTTCCTTATGGATGTTGATGGGTATTATTATTTTGATTATGTGACCGGACCAAATGGATTGTGGACATCATATTCATTAAGAATGGTTGCAGATCTTCTGGAAGAAATGAATAAACCGTATAATGATAAAATACAAGAATATTTTAAAAATAACTAAAACTATGAAAAATCTATTATATACAGACATTCTATTAGTAGTATCACTTATACTCTTGTTTTTGGGTATGGTAAAGATATCAAACCTTGAAAGCGAAAATAGGGTTATGAAAAAAGAAATATTCCACAAAGATTCAATCATTGTGGAATACAAAAATGAGGTTGATTCATTTGAGGATATACTCCAAGAAAGAGAAATGGAAGTTAGATATTGGGGTATGAAGTATGATTCAATAAAACAAATAAAAAAATAAATAAAAATGAAGAATGAAATTAAAAGAACTACTAAAAAATGTATTTGGTGAGGACGTATCTTACCCAAACGACCAATTTAGAAAATTAGAATTAGGATCACTAAAAGAAGAACTATTAAAGTGTGATGAATTTTCTTGGTGTGAAGGAATTGAATTTATGGAATATCCAGTTCAGTTAATTGATGGTACAACATATACGGCTCAAACAATGAAACTTGGTGAACTTACAAAATTTGTGGGTACTCCTTACATATACAACATAAGTTTTACACCAGAAATGTATGATCCATTTAAACTATTAACACCGGTTAAGAATGGAGCAACAATAAGTCCAACAATATATGATCCAACAGATTTTACACCAAAGAAACAAATTCTATTAACTTGGTCACCAGAACTACCCCAAGATATGTCAGGAACTGATCAGGAATTAACATTCAGAAATAATATACATAAGTTATTAGATGATGTCTTGGATAATCCAGAAGAATATAGAATAAAAGGTGAAAGAGGTATAATGGTAAGAGGTGTTTTTAAAACAAAGGAATTAGGAACTGAAAAACCACCATTCTTTGTTGGAACAGAATTAAATCCGGATCACTCTATTATTTTTTATATTGAAAAAAGTGTAAAGGATGGTGAAACGATAACGACAATGAAACAAAAACAAATACCAAATAGTTTAAAAGAAGAGTTCATAAAAAGATTCACTGATGGTGGTAATATAGCAATAGCAACAACAGAAGAGATTGATGAGTTCATAAAAGAAAACAAAAAATAATATTAAATGAAAACAAAAGTATATTCAGCATTCCCCGGTGTAGGGAAAACAACTTATTTTAACACCACAGATAAAAATGTATTGGATAGTGATAGCTCAAAGTTTGACAAGAAGAACTTTCCTGCAAATTACATTGAACACATTGAAAGAAACATCCAAGACCCAAAGGTAGATAAGATTCTCGTATCATCACATAAGGATGTTAGAGACGCACTTCTTAAACGAGGAATACCTTATGTATTGGTTTATCCAAATAGAGACATCAAGGATGAGTATATCCAAAGATATAAGGACAGAGGTAATAACGATGCGTTTGTTGACTTATTGGATAAAAATTGGGATAATTGGATGGACGAGATGGACAATCAAGAAGGTTGTCATAAAATTAAAGTTGGTTCAGGAGAATATTTGGCTGATGTAATTGATTAATATAATGGATAAAAAATTACAAATAGGGGATGTTATTAGTTTTATTGATACGGATGGTAACGAAACTGAACCTATTTATACCATTTTAGATATTGATACCTCAAGACCTGTACAGAATGCGAATGGACAACATTTTTATTCACATTTCCGTATTCAATGGAAAGAAGGTGATATAACTTACAAAACTTGGAGTGGTAATTGGGATAAAATAAATGAGAAATTAAATAAGGGAGAAATTATATGCAAGAAATAGGAAAAGAAATAACACAAGAAGAAATCCAAGAAATTGAAAGATTAACGGGAGGAAAAATCGGGACACATACATTTGGTCCAGATAATTTTGAATTAAAAAATTCATTTTTAGCACCTGATGGAACTTACATTGGAAATATTGATGATGCTCGTTGGTATGTTGAAAATCAAATGATGGTTGACGAAGAACACCCACACGGAGTTGCTGCGGTTATCACTCCTAAAACATATGGAACAGACAATCCTGTAATTGAAGGGATGTATGGTTATACTCACAGAGGAGGTCAAATGTTTAGAATTGGAGATCGTTTATTTGATTCTAAATATAAACCGGTTAAAGGAGATTATGAGGAAGGTCAGTGGAATGAATGGGAAACCAGATTCAATGAACTATATGAAAGTGAAGACGAATTGACAAAAAAATGGATGGACAAAGACGGCATTTCTTATGTAATACCGTTTAAGTTAAGAGGATCAAAGTTAATTGAAACAATGGAAGAAGCATTTGTTGCTGCTAAAAATATGTCAAGTTATTTAAGTTAATATGGAAGATTGGAAGAAAAAACAACTGGATGAAACTTATAAGAAGTGGGAAGCCACCGGAATATTAGACGGAATAAATAATTATATGACAATCCACACAAAAAAAGTAAATATGGCAGAACTTATGGAGAGTGAAGCATCCAAACTTTTAAAAGAACAAAATAACCAGTTGGATGAACTTAACGATTATCTAAGAATGCTTGCCGATATGGATAAGATTGGTATTAGAAGAAAGATTGTATTACTTGAGGGCTATATAAATAAAGTTAAAAATAATATTGATAAAGTTTAATTTATGAAAAAATTACTATTCATTTTGATGATGTGTCTAACAACAACTTGTTTTTCACAACTTGCACCACCAAGACAAACAATTAGTCTTAACTTACCAAAACCGGTACCTTCTAATCAAAGTAATATGAGAGTAGGCCCAGCTATGTTAATTGGTGGTGCTTCATTTATTCTAGCTGGAGCATTAACACCACCAACTATGGTTGCCGGATCAACAACACAAAAAAAACCAATCTATCAACAAGTTAGAATGTTGCCAATAGTTACAGGTTCATTTGTATTTATTATTGGAGCCGGATTTAGTTTAGGAGGACATTGATATGAAAAAACCAGACAACGTTGCTGATAATCCAAACATTCTTCCATATGGATCTAATGTTGGAGCACCAGCAATTAAAACAGAAAATTTACAGATTTGGAAAGAAACAAGAGTCCAAAAGGTAAACAAGCAGTTTGAAAATAAATTCCAAGAACTCAAAAAGGAATACGAAAAATTAATTGAAGAGTACAAATGGAATGATCTGGTTTATAAATCAACATTTAATTTTGAACCGGTAATTGGAAATACCTATCACCTTTATTATTCTAATAATGGAACTATATTTTTATCACTAATTGAACCTCATCTTTGGAATAAAGAATTTATTGGTTCATTTAAGTATAATCACGATAATAAATGGGAAAAAATCTAATGGCATATATTGAACACAATTTTTTCCCTTTGAAAGTCTTTGTGAGAAACGAGTATTTCTACCAAGACCAAAAAGGACACGGCGAACTCACAGAAGGTGTAATCATATCAGTAAGATGTATGCCGGGACAAGCGGCACTTTTCCAGGTACTTCTAAACAATGGTGTAATGAGAGATAAACTCCCAAGCCACGCACTACTAACAACAAATGAGATGCCGAATCCTGATCTACCATTTCATTATTTACAACTATGGAATTGTTTTTCATATAATTTCACTTTAATACATTTAAGTTATGTGTATGATACACAAGTTGAAGTATTTATGAAAGATAAGAAATGGTACCCAGGAAGATATTATGCAACAATAAATTGGGGATCAAATGATTTGAATACCGACTTGACTCTAGCTGAAGACCCAATGGAACACAAGTCGCACCACATTATTCTTTTGGATAATGGACAAATAGCATTACAACCAAATAACAGAATTAAATGGTCCGAACCATCTTTTGTTACAAAACCTTTCCCAGAAAAACCAGACTTTCTCGTAAATAAGGAATGGTTTAATACTGAAGGGCACGATAAGTGGGCGACTGAAGATAGTGAAAGAATGTTTTATGATACTGAATAATTATGGCAAAGAAAAGGATTCACGTAAACCAACACCACATAAGATCTAATAAAACAAAAGATACGGATCTTCCGGTGATTACAATTAAAGAAGGTAAGACCAATACATATTGTAATGAGGTTGAGATCCTTGGTCCTAGTAAGATAATATATGGGGGTTCCGGTAAAGACGCTAAACCATTACTCTCCTGTGGTGCCAGAGTTGTGATTGAAACAGAAAGTGAAATAAAAATTATAAGGTAATTTTTTTATTAAAAGTATTTTTATTATATTTGTCAATATTCAAATTGGTAACTATGACAAATAATAAACAATCTATTAAAGAACTTGTTATTGAACAAAGAAAATTAGTTATTGAATCTGTAAATATTTTCATTGCTAAACAAAATCGTTTAGAAACGGAGTACGACAAGTATTTCGCTGAAATCACAAAAAGATCGGATAAATTTAAATTAACAAAAGTTCAAGATACTTTTGATAGAGATGTTAGATATAGACATAACGGAAAGTCAATTGTTGTTGATAGGATTTCTGGGACATATAATAAATGTGTTATTACTTATTGTGGTGAATTACCAGAGGGTGAAAGTGCATATATTGATATTGCTGTTGAGGAACAATTCAAGAGGTCTAGACGTAGTTATTGGAGTGAAAGTCAAGGTTTTAAGTTAAAATTAAACATTAATTACGATGGTGAAAGGTACTACAAATCAGTGGGTACTTTCATTAAAACAATTGAGGATTTTGTTAAAGAAAAGTGGGATAGTTTCAACCGGAATCAGAGACTAAAACAACAACAAGAATTGGCTCATAAGGTTGCCAAAGAAAAATTTGATGGTGATGTTAATATCTATTACGATTATATTATTGTCAATTTCAGTAATGGTGTTAAAATTAAATATCATTTTGATGCAAACCTTGAGAAGAACGATGTCGTATTTTCATTTGCTAGTGTTGATCTACGTTCTTTAACATCTTCTACTAACCCAGAAGTAATTATTGATTTATCAAATAGATTAGGTTCTTTATAATAAAAAACCCCCAAATTACTGGGGGTTTTGTTATTTAATTAGGTTGTAATATTTTTTAAATTTTTCTAATCTATCGGCCAATCCGTGAGTACCTCCATTTACTCGTTTTGTAACTGAAGTAACTGCTCCATCATCAGACCCCCTATCACAAATAGACCATAGGCTATTGTTGTTAAAGAAAAAAGCAGCAGAAGCTAAAGGGTATTTAGTTGCAACAAGATCAGGATTTTCAACACAGTCCTCACCAATAAATTTTGAGAAATTAGAATAATTTGATTTCCCTGTTAATTGAATATAACCACGACCTCTGAATTTAAAACCTTCTTTTGTTGACTCATCCCCATTACCCATTCTTCCACCGTAAACTCTTGAAGCAATTTTTTCTGGTTTTTTTGCATATTGTTCAGCCAGATTACCGGGAAAATATTTACCAAATATTTTTTTAAGACCGTCCGTTGAATAATTTAAATTTTCAGATACTGCTTTAAAGTTTCCAGATTCGTGAGCACATTGTGCTAAGAAGTGTGCAAGACGAAGATTTGTTGTGATATTAAATTTCTTTGCCGTTTCTGGAATTTGAGCTAAAACACTATCCGGAATGTGACCTTGAAGTTTGTCAATGTTTAAACCTTCTACCTTTGCAACAACAACATCTTCTTTAATTACTTTGGTTCCAAACATCAATTCCCAGCTTTTATTTTCAGATGTTATAACACCATCCGATGTTAATCCATTTTTTGTTTGCCAAGATTTAACCGCAGCTTCAGTTTTTGGTCCAAAATTACCATCGGCTGTGAGCCCAAGTTTTTTTTGTAACTCAACAACATCATTTCCTTTTGATCCTACTTTTAATAACATAGTTTTTATTTTTATTGTTTATTTTCTGTTGCATATTTTATACCCATAATTGTACCTACAATTGAAAATGCGTTTGTCAATAATATACCAAACATATTAGACCAAGCAGCACTTATTACCTGGGTGTCCTTACCCATTAACATTGTGAATACATAAACTGCGGTAGTCATAAAACCAACACCAACTATAATCCATAAAGCAACCCTTACTATTAATACAATAAGTTCTGATTGGTTTTTCTTTTGTAGAAGATCTAAATCGTTTTCCGCACTTTGTTTTGCACTCTCAGCCTCAATTCTTGCTTGTTCGGCTTTTACCATCTCATTTTTTAACTCTTCAGTTAAACGAAGATTATCTTGTTTCCAGTCATTAAGTTCTCTGTTTTGAACTTCTAATGTCATTCTTTGGTCTTCCAGTTCTTTTAATGAATCTTGTAATTCATTAAGGATTCTTTCATTTTCTTTATTTAGATTCGTAAGATCCTCATTTTGTTTCTGGATTTTTTTGGTCATAGTAAGACGTTTATTTCTTTTGTCAGTATCTTTCTCAATACAAACTTTTAGATACTCTAAAAAGTCAGAGTCGTCTTCACTATTAATTAATTTTGTAATATTACCTTCCAGACCTATACCTTTTTTATTGTATAGATCTATTAAAGTTTTTTTTGTTGTATTATCAATTTGTATCATCTGTAAATCTTAAAAGGTGCGGTCCTATCAACATATCCCTGGTAATCTTTTTTAAATTCCTCAAGTCTTGGCTCTATATCATCAGATTTTATAATCCAGAACTGAGCCCCAGCTTGAACCGCTTTTGCTTGTTCTTCTTCTTCATTAGAGGATGATATAATACCTATTATTACGTGGTTTCCGTATTGGAAATTAATTTTTCTAATCAACTCAATTCCATCAAATGTACTACCAATAATATTTAGATCAACAAATACACATTCCGGTTTATCGTCTGTGTTATTTTCCTCAAACCATTTTTTAAACATTCTTTCAGCTTCATCAGCACTATTAACTGATCTTAGTGATAAACTTATATCCAGTAGTGAACAAGCATCCTCAAATACTAAATGGAATAAATCCTCGTCATCAACCAATAAAATAGATTCTATCATTCTTTATCTTTTTTTAAATTTATTTTCATTTTTGTACCAATTTCGTTTTTCTCACAAGTTAGATCAAAATTGTGTTCCTCTAAAATTGCCAAACAAATATTAAGTCCTAATCCATAAGTATCTTTATCTATGTCTTTGTTTTTCTTTTTGTTGTATAAATTACAAATTTTGTCAAACTCTTTTTGTGTTAAACCAGTACCATTATCTTGTATTATTAAATAGTTTTCCTCCATAAAAATTTTAACAAATTTTTTATCATTTGTATTATATTTTAAACCATTCTTTATAAGATTATCAATTGCATTACAAAATAAAATTTCATTAACGTTAGCATCAATTAGATCCCCAATCTCAACTTGTGATGAATATGATGTGTTATTTACATAATTTAAAATTAATGAACCAAGGTTTACTTTTGTTTTTTCTAAAACTGAATTTTGTTTTACCAAGTTTGTGAACTCATAAACATTCTTATAAACTTTTTGAGTATGGTTTAATCCTTCTTTAATCATTTTAATGGATCCAGCAATTTTTAAATCCTCAACAACCTCATCTGATAATCTTTTCTCTAATGAACTAATTCCTCTTGGGATGTATGTATTAATTCCGGAATGCATATCGTGTCTTATAAACCTTGCGGCATGCTCCAAATAGGAGTTCTTCTTGTTTATTACTTTAAGTTGATTTTCAATCTCGATGTCTTGAACTTTAATTGTTTTTCTTTGTAGTAAAACTAAACTTAACAAGATTAACGTTGAACCAATAATGATTAACCAAAAAACATATTTTTTAAGTTTCTCCCTTTCAAAACCCAACAATTTTTTATCCTTTACTAATTTTGTTTTATCAATTGTAAGTTTAATTACGGTTTTTTCTTTCTTTAATGTTTTTATTGTTCCGTCTTTTAATTTAACAATCGCTTCATTACCCTCATATTGATTTAGGGAATCCCTTTCTTTTGATAAAATTTTAATTTCTTTATCAATCTTTTTAATTAAATTTTTGAGATCACTGACTGAACTATTAGAATATGATTTTGGTAAATTATTTAATAATTTTTCATCTTTTTTTAAGTTTTCTAATTGAGACTCTGTAATACTTTTAATTTCTGGTTGTTGTTGTTTTATTTGTATTACATCTAATTCTATAATATCTGTGTAATTTTTAACTCTGGATAAATACCAATCAGCGGCATCATACATTCCCCGGTTATAAAAAGCAATACCAATTTCCCTACAAAGTTTTACACTTTTTTTATCTGTGTGTTTATTCTCAATCAGTAAAGAATCAAATTCTAATTGATTGGTTAGATCAGAAATGTATTCGTCATCAGGTAAAATAGGAATCCCTTGATCCCAAAAAACTTCAGCTTCTTGGTTCTTTATCTCACTAAATTGTGAATATGAGATAAAAGAAATACAAATAAAAAATAATGTTATAAATCTCTTCATTTTAAATCAATTGTAAGTTTAGTTCCGAGTTCATTTTTATTACAACTTATACTAAATCCGTGTTCTTGTAGAATTGCAATACAAATATTTAAACCAAGTCCAGATCCAGATTCTTTCTGGTCTTTTTTCCTAGCATATGGTTTTGATAAAATATCAAATTCTTCTTGTGTTAAACCCCTACCATTATCCTGGATTACTAATTTACCATTCTCAATATAGATGTGAACATATTTTGTACTACTATCATTATATTTTAAACCATTTCTAATTAAATTATCAATTGCCGTACAAAATAACGGTTCATTGACATTTGCAACTAATAAATCATCAATAATTACTTGTGATTTATATGATGTTGTTGTAAGATAGTATTCTAAAATTTGTTTTAAATCGCATTCTGTTTTATTTAAAACAACATCTTTTTTTACCAAGTTTGTAAATTCATAAACGCCCTTATAAACTTTCTGTGCGTGTAATAAACCATCTTTAAGAAGTTTTAATGGGGACTCAAGTTTTAATCTACCAATGTCTTCTTTTGTAATTCTTCTTTCTAATGAACTAATTCCTCTTGGGATGTATGTATTAATTCCGGAATGCATATCGTGTCTTAAAATTTT